GGTCCGCGATGCAGGGGTACATGAATGCGAATCCCATCTCGGTCGTCTGCAACGTCGTCCAGAACGTCGCAAGGGTCGTCACGGAGACGGTTCAGAGCGTCACAGGACACGCGGAAGGCGGTTTCACCCATAAGGAACAGCTCTCCTGGCTGTCCGAGGGGAACAAGCCGGAGGTCGTCATCCCGCTTGCTCCGGAGCAGCGTCGCAGGGCGATAGATCTGTATCGGAAGACCGGCGCGGTCCTGGGCGCTGAGAGCCCGGTGTATATGCCGGCTCCGGTATCCGGCATGTCCTCAGAGGATATGTACAACGCAGTCAAGTCCGGAGCAGCTGACGCCACGACGAAGATCTATCTCAATAACCGGGAGATTACACGAGCATTTAAGGATATGGGGGTGGCGTTCGCATGATTAAAGTAGTTTATGAGGCATCGAGCGGACGTCGCTATGACCTCAAAGCGGAGCCGGTCCGGATAAAGAATGCAAATTTCCACAACTACGCATGGGCTCGTGAGGTCATCAACCAGCGCTTCGGCGAGACTGTGCAGAGATTCGCGAAAGACGCGCAGGAGTACGAGACGACGCTCTACCTTATGGGGAGCCAGTCAGAGATAAAGCAGACCCTGTACGACCTGCACAACGATTTTGAGCGGGATATAACCTCGCAGACTCCCGGACGGCTCTGGTGGCATAAGAGTTATATTCCGTGCTATATCACAGCGTCCTCCACATATCCACATGAAAATAACGTGTGGGTGTGCAACGAGATCACAATCTACTGTCCGTCTCCGTTCTGGATTGAGGAGCGCAATTTTTCCTTTTATCCGGTCGAAGAGCAGACAAGCTATCCGTATCTGGACTTCAACGTCGATTTCCCGCTCGATTTCTCGTACAAACCGCGTGCTGTCCTTCCGATAGAGACCGGGCACTATGCTCCGTCATCTTTCCGGATGGTCATACACGGGCCGTGCGTCAATCCATCAGTCAACATCGGCGGGAATATTTACAACGTCAATGTCTCGGTCCCAACGGGCGGCTATCTGGTCATTGACAGCAGGCAGGACGCTCCGCTCGGGTGGCAGGTATATCTGCGGAACGCATCCGGGCAAGCGTCGAATGTCTTTGATAATCGAAACCCGAATTACCAGATTCTGGAACGTATCCCCGGCGGAACGGTCGACCTGACCTATCCGAGAACATACGGCATTGACCTGACACTCTATCTGGAAAGGAGCGAGCCGTCATGGATGAATTGAATCTGATAATGATTTCTAACTCCATGCATGAGTATGCGGCTATCACTCCGATAAGCTTCGAATGTGAGGTCGGAACGGGTGACGCTTCGAATGATTTCGAACTGCGGGGATACGACGCGTTTCGGGGTGGCGTGTACATTCCGGGGACGGAGTACGGCGGTCTGATTGAATGTCCGGAAGATACGACCGGCGAAGACCTGCACACCTACAAGGGATGGACATGGAGAGGATTGCTTACTCAGGCAGTCGTTTCGCCGCCAGATGGAGAAGATTACTACACAGCATCCGGAGACCTGCACGAAATCATAGCAGGTCTTGTGTCGACCAGATTCAGCGGGCTTTTTACGGTTCCCGCTACGCTTACGGGCGTGACCGCAGAATTCCAGGCTGACCGCTTCTGCACGGTACACGAAGCACTGACCGACCTCTGCGAAGAGAACGGATACAAGCTCGTGATTGAAGCTTACAAGTCCGATACGGTCAAGGTCGAGCTGAGAGCGGAACCGGTCGCAACGGTGGCGGGGGTATATAACGAGGATAACCGCTTAAGCCTGACCTTTGCAGATAACCGCATGGGCGTTAATCACTTAATCTGCATGGGCAAGGGAGATTTGAAGGACAGGCAGCGAGTCGACCTTTACGTCGACGCATCCGGCAACATCGGCACGACGAAGTATCACACGGGCTTATGGGAGCGTGAGCAGTATTTTGACTATCCCAACGCAGAGAGCCTCGCGGAGCTTGAGAAGCAGGGACGGAAACGTCTTAAAGAGGTCATGAGCAAAAAGACACTCCAAATCAACCGAATACAGGATGTTGAGATGGGTATAGGCGATATCGTGACCGGAAAGCACACAGTGAGCGGTACGAGTGTATCTGCGCCGATAGACCGCAAGAGCTTTACATACTCAGGCGGTACGATACGCTTGGAGTACCATATCAAGGAGGATAAATAATGCGAATAGTAACAGGATACAGAGGAGAGCCGCACGTCGTCTCCGATGACTTGCAGGCTTTCAACAAGGGCGCGATTGGCGACGCTATCCTGCCGATCGGCGACCGCTTACACGGACATATGGAGACGGCGAACATCCTCCGAATCGCTAATGGTACCGCCATCATGGGCGGCGTAGAGTTCCGGGTGGAGCCGGGGACATATGACGATGTGGCAATCGATAACGGGACGCAGGATACGAACCGTATCGATCTTGTCTGTGCGAGGTACCAGAAGGACGGCAGCACGGGCGTCGAGTCCATGTCGTGGGCAGTCGTAAAAGGCACACCGTCAAGCGGGACGCCGACAACACCGTCATACCCGACCGGCGACATAATCGACGGAGCGACAGACGTCTATTTCCCGATGTACAAGGTGACGTTGACCGGGCTTGCGGCAGTCGCGGAAGATCTCTGCGATGTGCTGACCGCCGCCGCAGATAATCAGGAGACGATTGCGAGTCTTCCCCGTGCTATCAAAAAAGGCACATACGTAGTCAACGGGACAACGCGAGATGATATCACGCTGTGGACGGTGCCATCTGGGATCAATCTGGACTATGTAGTCGTAAGCGCGACGAATCCGTATTACGGCGTCAATACCGCGTTGCCGATTGCGACATATATCGATGCAAACCGGCGCGTGCACGTCAAGATGAACGTCTCGAAAGTCATCAGCTACTGTCGAATCAACTACATCGTCTGGTACTGGGGGGATTGATAAATGAGCGTACTTACTTTATACGTTGATGAAGTCATGCGGACGCTCTCCAACGACGGGCAGTATCCTTTTGTGGTCAAAGACAAGACCGTCGATATCGTCCGCTTTGCACTTAATACAGGATTTACGGACATCACACTCGATGAGCATTCCGCTCTCCGTGTCATGTATCAGCGACCGGGCGAGTCTCAGGTCAGGGCGCAGACGCTGACGTACTACGATACGGACGGACTCCACAATTATTATGACTGGAACCTGCTTCCGTCTGACCTCGCAGAAAAGGGCGCGCTCAACTGTGCTCTTTGCATCCTGCGGACGGATACAGAGGTCGAGGAGTGGCATACGACTCCGTGTCAGATACGGGTGCTCGATACCATCCACACAGACGACAGCGACGAGGGAGACGAGACCATCACTCCGACGGTGGCTCAGAGAGTCGCGGTCTTAGAGGCCATGATACAGCGGGTGGCATCCGGTGCGCCGATTGTCGTGGCGAGTACGTCCGATATGACCGATACAGCGCAGATATATGTGCTTACGACAGATGGATACTGGTACTATCACGACGGATCCGCGTGGACGGCAGGCGGGGAGTACGGAGCAGTATCTACAGACCGGACACTGAGCAGGGACGGAATCCCGGCTGATGCTAAGGCAGTGGGGGATGCAATGTCCATCAAATCAGATATTGCTTTCGCAAATACCTTTCCGACATGGAAATATAGTTTCTACTACGAGCGCAGTCGAGTGTATAAAAGTCTTAATATTCGTCACTCCCGGAACGCTGTATATGTAGATGGGACTGCAACGGCTACGGCATTAAGAATTCCGCTTGTTAACAATGATGCATTCTCAATACGCGATTACAATCCCACGACTGCCAATAACCCTCAATTCTTTCAGGAGGTGGATTGGTTTGTTGTAGGGAATACTTATAGAGTATCAGTGCAGTTGGTTTCTGGTACTGTAACTCCAAGTACATCTTCGCAAACACCTTACTTGGTAACAGTCAAAAATGTTGTAGACGGGAGTTCCGCAACTATTGGCGCAGGAAAGAGTTTTGAATTTGAGTGCGGAAATGATAAGCCACAGTATATCGCATTAACAATAAATGCTGGGGATTATGCTGATGCTTTATTCGTTGTCGATATTACTGATATTACGGCAGAATATGACGCATACTTTTTGAAGCCAAAGCTTGAAGGAGTAGAGTCTACGGTTGACGATCTGTATGCTCAGAATTTCGGGAATTGGAAATACCCGTTTTCCGATGTGAGGAGTCGGGAATATGCTGGTGCTGGGTCTGATGCCACGCTCTCTCAGACTAAAGGAGTCTTTACGATCAATGGGCTGATCAATGCATCTTTGTCGAGAGTCCCAGTTTTAAACAATGAAGAGTTTCTGGTGTTTTCTTCAAAACCGACTTACGCAGCTTATCCGCAACTCTTCAGTCCAATTGACTGGTTCGTTGTAGGACACAAATACAAAATTCTCCTGTATTTAATTTCCGGCAGTTATTCGCTCGATAACCCGACTGCTCGACCGTATTTTATGGGACTGCGTTACGTCAAGGACGGTGCTGCGACAGATATTATTAATAATGATAATGCGGTATTTGAGTGTGCGAATGTTCCCGATTATCTTGAAATCAGTTTCAGCAAGGGAACTTACAACAACGCATCATTTTTATTCCAAGTGATCGATGTAACAAGATTAGAGCAGGTTGATTATGCGGTCGATTTTGCAAAATCAGTAGAAAGCGAATCGATTGTGAAGGAATCAATGCCAATCAGGCATGCAAAATTCGATGTGACCACACAGCAGGTATCGTTTATTTTCTATTCCGACATTCACTCTAACCCGATGGGAATCGATGGAGTCGAGAGATTTATAGAAAAATACGGCGAATACGCAGACGATGTAATAAACGGTGGAGACAACGCAAGGTATGATTTCGATGGAGACACGGCTAATGTTAATTATCTGAGTTCATCACTTCCTTCCGTTTCCTTGACTGCTATCGGGAATCACGATCGGGCTAAAATGACAGACTCCGGATATAATTGGAAAGCTCATACTTCCAAAGAAGTGTATGACAAATGGATTGCTCCGTTTGTATCCGGATGGGATGTTGTACAGCCAGATGGCGCATCAACCGAAGGGTATAATTACTTTTATAAAGATTATAAAGGTATAATCAGACTCATAGTTCTCGATTGCATGTGCTGGGACGATATTCAGCTTACATGGCTCGAATCTACTTTGTCGAACGCAAAAACAGGAGGTCTTGCGGTTATCGTTATGACGCATTGGTGTAATGCGGATTTCACGGGTGACAGAAGTTGCAATTGGACGGATCTGGATAGGACAGATTCGACAGACCCGCAGCATGATATTTTCATAACTGATGCGGCGTGTGACGCCATTGAAACATTCATATCGGATGGAGGCGAATTCATCTGTTGGCTTACGGGGCATTTGCACAGAGATAGAATAGGCGTTCTGACGGATTATCCAAACCAATTGGTTTATGTTGCAAATAACGCCGGAATGAAAACTACTGGAGCAAATGATCGAGGGGCTTCTTACTCCGTTACATTTGTCACAATCGACCCGACCAACAAAATGCTGAAATTAGCACGCTATGGGTGTAATTACGATGCTTACCTAAGGCCGAAACATACGCTGTGCTATAACTATTCGACTAAAGCTCTTGTTTCTCAGACGTAAAAGGAGGACATAAAGTCATGGATTTATCAAATTTCTCTTACAGCCACATCTACTGGATCTTCCTTTTGCCCTTGATTGGCGCAGGAGCGGACATCATCACCGGATGGATTCAGGCGACGATCAATAACACCTGGGACTCGACAAAAATGAGAAAAGGTCTGTACCGCAAGGGCGGGGAACTGCTCGTGGTTATCATCGCGTTTGTCGCGGAAGCCGCGATTCCGGTCGTAGCAGAGTATAAGGTCGCTACATGGATAAGCCTGTATATTGTCATCATGGAGGCTGTCAGCGTCCTCGAAAATCTTGATCAGGCAGGCGTGGCATTTCCCAAAGGCATACTCAAGAAGCTGGGGAAGGTCAAAGACGAATTGGACGGTGAGGACAATGACGGAAAGTGAATTTGTATCGAAGATGATCCCGCTCGCACTCAATGCGGAGCAGAGATTCGGATATCTGGCCTGCGTGCTCGTAGGCCAGAGCATCATCGAGACCGGATACGGCCAGACAGATCTCGCTCAGGAGGGGCGGTTCAACGTCCTCGGGATGAAGGCGGAGCTCCTGAATGACACGTGGACGTCCGATTACTGGCACGGCGGGACACATACAAAGGTCACGCCGGAATGGACACCGGATGGCGAGGAGATCCATATAACCGATGACTTCCGCACCTATGACAGCTATCAGGACTGCATGTATGACTACTGCCAATTCATGAGGGACGCAAGGCGCGGAGACGGCTCCTATAAGTACCGCGACGTGCTCGGCATCAAAGACCCTGCGGAGCTGATCCGGGAGGTCAGGATCCGCGGGTACTGCACCAATCCGGAGTACGACCGGTACGTCATGGAGCTTATCCGGAAATGGCATCTTGAAGATATTGAGAAAGAAGGTGTGTATCTTGTCGTTACGTGACAGACTGGCGGCGCTCGGTGTCGAGCTCCACGACATCATAGCCGCAAACGAGGGGCAAGTCCCCGCGCACAATGCGAACACGCACGAATACTTTGCGGTTCACTATTTAGGGGTCAACGGTGAAAACCCGTACTTATACGGCGGCGGGTATGGCGGGCATTTCTACGTTTCCAAGGACGGCACCGTCTATCAGGCCGCGGAGGTGACGGATAAGCTCTGGCACGTCGGGGCTTCGTCCGGATTTAGCTACATCCATCCAGACGCAAGGAACGGAAACACGATCGGCGTCGAGTGCGCGACCTATACGGCATCGGGGCAGAACGACGATTCCGAAACATGGTACTTTACGGAAGCGACGCAAGAAGCGGCGGCGAAGCTTGCGGCGTGCGTCTGCATGGAGTACGGGATACCGCT